AGGACGGGATGCTCATCCCGTTCCGGCATCTCGTCGCTGGTCGCCGTGGTGGGAAGACGCTCTCAGCAGCGTGGGAGGTTCTCTTCTACGCGCTGCATCCGAGCGAGTTCCACCGCGATGCGCATCACACGACGAGTGACCGCCCGCTCTGGATCTGGATCCTCGCGAAGGACTACCCGACCGGGTTCGCATCGCTCACGACGCTACTCGACGTGATGACTCAGTCCGGGCTCGTCAAGGGCCGGGACTACCAGTACAACAAGACCGAGCGGAAGATCGAGTTCGAGAACGGGACGCTCGTCCAGTTCAAGACGGCCGACGACCCGCAGTCGCTCCGCGGTGCTGGCCTCGACATCCTCTGGATCGACGAGGCAGCGTTCGTCGAGAGCGAAGACGCGTGGCTCGTCACCGCTCCGGCACTCGCAGACAAGGAAGGCATCGTCATCACGACGACGACGCCCCATGGCAAGAACTGGTTCTTCAACGAGTTCTTCGCGGGGACGGCGCTCGATGATCCGATGCAGTTCCGCGTCGAGTACACCTCGATCGACTGCCCGTTCTTCCCGCGCGCGCGGTGGGAGTACTACCGCCGCCGGTACCACCCGATCATGTTCCGCCAGGAGTTCCTGGCGAGCTTCGAGGCGTTCACCGGCATCTCGCTTCACGGCGACTGGCTGCACTACTTCGTTGACGGGAACCCCGACATCAAGACCGGGGACATCTCGATCCGCAACTGGCTCGACGAGTCGACGGGGCAGTACAAGCTCCGCGTCTTCATCGGCATCGACCCGGCGATCAGCCAGGCCGACACCGCCGACCACTTCGCGGCTGCGGTCATCGGACTCACCGAGGACAACACGCAGGCGTTCCTGCTCGACTACTACGTCGGGCGGCTGGAGTTCCCGGATCAGCTCGACAAGATCCGCGAGCTCCACCAGACGTGGCGTCCCGAGATGATGGGCATCGAGTCGAACGCGTATCAGCGCGCACTCGCGCAGATGGCGTATCGGATCGAGGGCATGCCGCCGATCGTCGGCGTCTTCGCCTCGGGTAAGAAGAACGAGCGACTGCTCGCGATGTCGCCGCTGTTCAAGATCGGCCGGATTCGCATCCGGCGCACGCAGTCGGAGTTCATCGACCAGTGGGTCAACTTCGACGCGGCCAAGAAGAACCAGGAAGACGACCTGCTCGATGCAGTTGAGATCGCGCTCGGCGTCGCTGGCGTACTGCTTCCACGGAAGCCGTTCGAGGCGACAGCTCAGGGCCCGTCCAACGTACATGAGGAGGCCCGTGAACGGATCCGCCAGATGAAGGCGGGCCGTCGCCGTCCGTACGACCCCGAGCTCGGGGCCATGGCCTAGGAGGTCTACATCTTCAAGTTCATCCGGGGTGGGCGTCGCGACGCTGAAGTCGCGCGCGCCCGCCTCGAAGCACAGCTTCAGGCGCAGCTTGCTGACGCAGCAGTAGCTCAGCTCGTCGAGCAGCGCCGCAACTACGAGGCGCGCATCGCTGATCTCAAGGAGGCCAGCGAACAGCGATCGAAGGAGTTGATGCGCACGATCACGGCCCTCGCTGAAGAGGTCGAGTTCTTGCGCTCACAGCACTTCGGTACACGCGCGACTCCTCCGGTTCAGCGCGAGATCCACGCGATGCCGGAGTTCGACTTCATGCCCGCGCACAACCCGCACTTCCTCACTGAAGAGGAAGAGGACGTGCTCGCGCTTCGCGACGCAGGACATCTGAGTCATGGCGAGGCCGACCTCGCGCTCGCCCAACTTCGGGCAGCGGTTCGCGGGCCCATCCAGATCGAGTCCTAGGGAGGTGACGCGTGGCGGACACTGAGACGAACGGCAACGGTCAGCGGTTTGCGCTGCGCGAGATCGTCCGTGATGCGAGCAAGCTCGCATCGAAGCGCAAGGAGCTCGACCGCTTGCGGATGGACTACAACCGCGAGTGGGCGCAGAACCGTGCCTTCTACAACAACCACCAGTGGGTCTACTGGAACGGCGCCGCCGGACGCGTTGAGTCCCTCGGAGTCGACGACGGCGAGAAGCCTCGGTACAAGGTGCGCCTCACGGCGAACCAGATCACGCCGGGCGTCACGCAGCTCGTCGCTCAGATGACGAAGACGCGGCCGACGATCCACGCCGTACCGGACTCCTCGAACGACCGCGACGTGAAGGCTGCAGAGCTCGCGGAGCGCCTGTACGAGTACTGGTGGGACGAGTTTCACCTCAAGGCGAAGCTGCAGGAAGCGCTGACGCACGCCCAGATCAGCCAGGGCTACTGGCTCATCCTCTGGGATCCGTACGCGGGCAAGGAGTTCCGCGTGATCGTCAACCCCCAGACCGGGGAGCCGATCACCGACGACAACCTTGAGGACGTCTTCCGCAAGCAGATCAGCGCGGAGGCCGCTCAGGCAGGACTGAACCCGCAAGACGTTCTCGCTCAAGTCGAGAAGGTCATGTACCTGGGGGACATCAGCGTTCGCCCGCTCTCGGGTGAGCAGGTCTGGGTCGACCCCGTTGCGACCAGCTTCGAGGAGGCGGCGTACGTCATCTGTCGCTACCCGATGGATGTCGACGACATCAAGGCCCGCTGGGGTGTGGATGTGGCGCCGGATACGACTGTCGTCGAGCCGCGCCCGCAGCTCGTGTTCACGCGCACGCGCGACTCACGGTCACGTACGGCGCGCGAGGTGTTCTGTGGCTACTTCCGCCCGACGCCTGCGCTGCCGAAGGGCCGCGTGGTCTGGTGGATCGAGGATCCCGACAAGATCCTGGAGGAGAGTGACTGGAACCTGCCGCTCAACGAGCTGCCGGTCGTCAAGTTCCCAGGCATCCAGGGCCTCAACACGGTCTACGACACGTCGCGCACGACGCTTGCGCGTCCGCTCCAGAAGGAGCTCAACAACAAGATCAGCAAGGTCGCGGAGCACATGAACCTCACCATGCGCCCGCAGATGATTGCACCGATCGGGTCATTGGTCGATCAGCTCACGGATGAACCCGGCCTCGTAGTCGAGTACGCGCCGATCCAGAACCAGGTGCCGCAGTGGCGCCAGATTCCGTCGATTCCGGCGTACGCCTTCGAGTACGTGGCGGACATCCAGGCTCGACTCGATCGACTCTTCAACCTCATGCCTAGCGAGCGATCGCAGCTCCCCGCTCGCACGGACTCGGGGCAGCTTCTCGACCTCATGCAGGAAGCGGTGGCTGACCAGATCAGTCCCGAGATCCAGCGCATGGAGATCGCGCTCGCGCGCGCCGGGAAGATCATGGCGGCGCTGGCACAGAAGTACTACATCGAGCCGCGGTTGCTCAAGATCCGCGGGCCCGGTGGGTCGGTCCAGGTGGAGAAGTTCCTCAACACGGATCTCGCTGGTGGCTTCGGGTTCGAGGCCGAGGCGGGGTCGGGTCTTCCGCGCACGCGCGCGGGCCAGATCCAGCAGATCAAGGAGCTCGTCGAGATGGGAGCACTCAGCGTCCAGGACGCGCTGCCGTATCTGCCGCTGGCCGGACTGAAGAGCATTCAGTCGAGGCTCGCCGCAGACGAGGACTTCGCCTACCGCAAGATAGACAAGCTCATCGCAGGCGAACCACTGAACGTCCCCGCGCTCGAAGAGGCGATGGCGGATGTGCAGCAGGGTGTGAACCCCCAGACCGGGTTCGCGTTCCAGTCGCCGCAGGAGGTTCAGAAGTACCTGATGGACGCGGCCCTGCAGCCGGTCCAGTTCGAGAACTGGCAGAAGTCAATGGAGGTCATTCGGACCCACATGCTGACGCCGGAGTTCGAGAACTACGACCAGGACACGCAGGCTCGATTCCTTCAGCACTACAACGCGCTCTGGCAGACGGTGATCTCGATGCCGCAGGTTCAGAACCCGGTCAAGACCACGCTGTCGCTCCGCGGCACCGTTGGCCCGACCGTCGGCTCTGAGATCCTGCGCAATGCCGGGATCTTCCAGGCCACCCCGCAGACCATGCAGGAGCTGCCGCTGGACACCGACGTCCGCGACATGCTCGGTGCCGGTAACAAGGGGACGGGCGAGGGCTCGGGTAACCATCCGCTGGAGGCTGCGACGCAGATGCAGCAGATCGCCCACGCTCAGGACCAGCATGCGCTGGACCAGTCCAAGGCAGAGCACGAGGCCGCGCTGTCCCAGGCGAAGGTTGTGCAGTCGCACGTCGACATGGCGACGAGGCTGCACGCACATCACCAGGATCAGCGCCGGAAGGATGAAGTCCATCGGCAGGCCCTAGCGCTCGCGCGACAGCGCGCGGCGCAGCAGCTTGAGGCCGCACGGCAGCAGGCTGCAGCTACGGCAGGTTCGACAAGTGGCGGGTAAGACGACGTACAGCGACCAGGATCTGGCTCGGTTGTACGTCGTCCTTACCACGAACGAGGGCAACGTGAAGCGCACCGCGCGCGACACGGGAATGCCTGAGTCGACCGTCCGTCGCTGGAAGAAGGTTTGGGAGGAGAACGGTCCACCCAAGATCGAGGAAGAGATCGTCGAAGCGGTGACCAACTACGTCGACGAGATGGAGCGAACGCGCGACCTTGCGCTTCAGCGGATGCACGAGCGTCTGCAGAACGACCAGGGCACGCTTCCCCAGATCGCGACGGTGTTCGGTGTGCTGACCGACAAGATCGACCGCGCACGCGGCATCGGGTCGGAGAGCACGATTCACCACAAGCACGAGCTCCCCTCACCGGACGAGATCCGCGCCACACTCGGCGCGCTCGTTTCCGGGGCCCTCGCCGCTCACCAGGAGCGGGAAGAGGAAATCACTGACGCTGAGTTCACTGAGCAGCCCGTCGCGCAATTGCCGCGAGGGACTCAGTAGCCAGTCGACAAAGGAGAAGGACACCTGTCCGAAATGGTTTCCGACCAGCAGTGGTCGGACGAGCAGATGATGGATGCACTCCAGCGTGGCGTCGAGGCTGACGCGCAGCCGGAGCAGGCCCCTGAGTCTGCCCCCGTGGGTGAGACGCAGCAGAACCTGAACAACGAGGTGCAGCCTGCCGAGCCGGTAGCTCCGGCCCAGCAGAACACCGCCGATCTGTTCGAAGGTACGCCGGTCAACCCCGATGAGCTCCCCGAGGAGCTGAAGCCTCTCGCGAAGCAGCTTCAGGCTGCGTTCACGCAGAAGACTCAGGCTCTTGCGGAGCGCTCCAAGCAGATCGAGGCTCTGGGTGACCTGGAGGTCATTCAGGAGGCTGTCGACTTTGCGAACCGGATCAACGATCCCGCCAACTGGGTGCAGCTCCACGCGGAGCTGACCACAGCGATGCAGCAGTACGGCCTCTCACCGGCAGACGCTTCGGCGGCTGCGGCTGAGGCTATGGGTGCGCAGCCTGTGGAGTCGCCCGCGGCGCAGGCACTCAACCTGGACGAGATCGACGACCCGGAACTTGCCCCTCTCGCACAGATGCTCCGGGACCAGCAGGCCCAGATCGAAGCGCTCAAGAACGAGCGTGAAGAGGAGCGTCAGACTGCGCAGGCCGAGTACGAGCGCCAGGCATTCCTTGGCGAGCTGCAGCGGCAGGAGAACGCGATTCGTGGTGCGCATCCCGACTGGGATGACGAAAAGATCCTCACGGTCTACCAGATGTCGTCGTTCTTCAATGGCAACCTGACTCAGGCTGCTGAGCGTCTCGAAGGCATCCTTGCCGCCGAGCGCGCGCTGTACCTCTCGAACAAGGAGTCCGTGGCGACGAACCTCGGCACGCAGGTTCCTCCGCGCGGCGCCGGGACTCCGTCCCAGCGCGTCGAGCACCCTGAGACCATCAAGGACGCGGAGGCCGAGGCGATGGAGTTCTTCAAGAACCGCGTCGCCTACTACGAGGGGCAGTAACCACTCTCATCCGCCGAGGAGTGGTCGTTCTGTAAACGACTACCCCACGGGAGTACCGAACAATGTCCAACGGGGCAACGATTTCAGCCATCTCGGATGTGCTGAAGTACCGCTACCTCGGGCCCGTTCGGGAGCAGCTCAACAACGATGTTCTCGTCACTCAGATCCTGAATCTGAACGACAAGAACATCGACCTCGACGGCCTCAAGGCCGTTGTGCCGCTCCACTACGGGCGCAACTCCGGCACGGGCGCGCGGCGTGAGAACGCCAACCTGCCGTCGGCTGGTAGCCAGAAGTACAAGACGGCTCAGTTCGATCTCGCCTATGAGTACGGCACGGCCCAGTTCTCTGGCCCGGCCATCCAGAAGACGAAGACCGACATGGGCTCGTTCGTTCGGGTCATCACGTCGGAGCTCGACGGTCTGCGCAACGACCTCAAGCTCGACATGGCTCGGCAGTTCTACGGCGACGGAACCGGCGCGATCGCGAAGGTCTCGTCTGTCGCGAGCAACGTGCTGACGCTGACGTCGGCCGAGTCGCTGAGCAAGGGCTTCCTCGCGCTCAACGCAGTCGTCGACATCGCCAACTCGCTCACCCCGTCGTCCTTCCACAAGTCGGGCGCCACGGTGACTGACGTGGATGTCAACGCCGGGACGATCACGCTCGATGACGCCACCAGCGTCGTTGCCAACGACTACATCTTCCGCGCGGGCTCGGCGGACAGCAACGGCACGGCCGAGATCGACTCGGGTCTGCAGAAGCTGCTCCCGACCGCCGCGAACACGGTCGGCGGCATCGACTCGACGGCGGCTGGCCTCAAGTGGTGGCAGCCGGTGTTCGACACGTCGGGCGGGGCGATCTCGCTCGACAACCTGATGATCAACTACAACAAGGCCACGAACAACGGGGCGGACGCCTCGAAGCTCAAGGTCCTCACGACCCCCGGCCTTGCTCGGCGTCTGTTCGCGACGTCGGACTTCAAGTCGAACGTCAGGTTCGTCGACACGCAGGCGCTGAAGGGCGGCTTCACGTCCATGTCGTTCGCTTCGGGCGGCGACGTGATGACGATGGTGACCGACCGCCACGCCCCTTGGGGCCGTGTGCAGTTCGTCGACACCGACGCAATCCAGGTGTACAGCCCCGGTGACTGGGACTACATCTCGCGCGACGGTCTGACGATCCGCCAGGTCTCCAACCAGGACGCGTTCCAGGCGTTCCTCTTCCGCTACATCAACCTCGGTATCGATCGGCGCAACACGTCGGTCGTCATGTCGGGGCTGACGGACACCGGCTTCTAAGTCGAGCTCCGCGTAGCACTCTCGGCCCGGCTGGCCTTCGGGCTGGCCGGGCCCCTTTCTCGTCCGTAAGGAGGACACCATCGAGACCAATGTCTGGCTCCCCGGCAAGGGAGTCGTACCGATCCACTCGGTCACTGCGGCGAACGCCGTGAGCGACTACGACCCCGACCTTATCCTGGGTCGCATCGAGCAGACCGGGGTCTGGACGGTGTTCGTCAAGAACGGGCCCAACGGCATGCCGTTCCCTGTCTTCGAGCTCGGCCGTGAGCTCCCCTCGTACGACCGCATCCAGAAGATGCTCTACGAGTCCGACGTTCGGCGTCACGGTCACAAGATTGTCGAGCAGGTTCAGCGCCGCAACGACGCGGCAGCGAAACGACTCGACGACGCCGGACATGAGGCGGCTGAAGAGACCGCCGAGTACATCGAGCATGGACTGCGCAAGCTCGGCGCTTTGCCGAAGCTTCGCGCCTTCGTCCCCGACTCACCGTCCAGTAAGGAGTAGCTCCCTTGTTTCAGGTAGGGGCGGACAACCCGAATGTCGGGAACGATCGCCGCAAGAGTCTCATCGACGCACTCGCACAGCAGCTCGCGCAGCGCTTCGCCCAGTCCCAGACGACTGGCGCGGGCTCGCTCGGGCTCACTCCGTTCAAGAACGCCAACCCGATGATCGACCAGGAGCGTAGGCGCCCTGGTCAGGTCGCCGCGGGCACTACGCCGACGCGGGCCGCAGGAGCCGGTCGCGACACGATGGGCACGTCGATCCTCGGCGGCGCCGGAGTCCCTGCAGGTATCGCCGGACGTCTCGGGCCTGGCGGTGCGGCTCGCTCCGCGATGCCGTTTCTGGCTGGAGCTGCCGTCGCTTCCCCTGGCGCGTTCAGCGGACATCTGGCTCCTCAGCCGGGGACGCCGATTCCGGCAGGGAACACGATCAACCCGCCTGCGCCCGCGCCCCCAGCGGGCGCGGCAGGCCCCAGTCAGGGCGCCCTGCATCCCGTGCAGTCCGTCAACCTGAACCCTGGGGTGAAGGGCGACGCGGGTCTGGAGTACACCACGGGCGTAGGCACGGGCGTTGTGACGCCCGATGCCAGCGGCAACGCTGCACTCGTTCCCCTCGGCGGGGGCCGCTTCTTCGACCCGAACTCGGGGCAGATGATGGGTATCCCGGCCGGGTCACTCGGGTCGTTCATTCGGGGGTTGATGTAGGTGGACGTCGCCGCGATGATCAGCGAGCTCGACGATCACGGGTTCGCGGATACGAGCGAGACTCGGAAGGTCGCGGTGCTCCAGGACACGATCTGGCAGGTCGAGGGTATCAAGCCTTGGCCGTTCCTTCGCTCGTCGTGGACGCTCACCTTCGATGGCACCAGCGGTGTTCCGTCGAACTGGGCATCGCTGTCTCCCTCGTTCCGCGCGTCGATTCGGCTGAAGGATCTGACGACGGGTCGACGCATCATGCCGGTGCTGGAGGAGGAGTTCGACGACCACGTCGGCCTCAACTACACCCAGGCCGGTAACGCCGAACTCTACTACTTCGGTGACGCGAACGAGTTGAGCGTCTGGCCGATCCCCGCCTCGGGCACGACGATGCGCCTAACGGGAACGCGCTGGTCGGATGCGATCGACGCCTCCACGACCGAGTCCGGGATCTTGATCCCCAAGTTCTTCCATCGCGGGCTGATCGTCAACGGTGCGCTCCAGCGGCTCTTCGCCATGGAGGACGACACCGAGCTCGCACCTGTCTTCCAGTCCTACCAGAGCGCTGCGATGGATCTCGCTACCGAAGCGCTCTTCCGCCAGCAGTACGACCGCCGGTCGCGTGTGAGGGTCATCGACCCGGACTCGTGGGACTACGGCGACGTCTTCTGGGCGGGCCCCATGCTGCTTAACGCCTAGACCGAAGGGAGGTGCTGCTGTGGGGTTCTTTCCCGCGGCTCCGCGTCCTGTTCCGTCTTCGCTACTGACGCAGGAGTTCCCGCCCGCACCGGGCGGAATCAACAAGGCGCTTCCGGCGAACGAGATCGCAGACACCGAAGCGCAGTACATTCAGGACGCCCTCGTCGACTACCCCGGCCTCTGTCGTCGGCGCGGTCCCGTCGAGGGCGTCACTGGTCTCCCCGCGTTGTCGCACCCCGGCACGGGTATCGCCATGACGCTCGACCCTGCAGGCGTCGATCGGTACGCCGTGCTCAACGGCACATCGTCGAACGGCTACTTCAGCGTGCTGTCCTCGGACGGGTCGAGCTGGGTCAACCTCGCATGGCCGCATGCGCTGCCCACCGACCCGGACAGCGGCAGCTCGACGTCCTACCGCATCGTCGATTCACGCGCGGCGCTCGACTTCGGCGCCATGGTTGGCGTGTCGACGGCGTATGACTCGTCCGGGCCGAACCAGGCGCTCGCGTTCTGGGCAGGCGGCACGTACGCGAACTACTCGACGGGCACGATCAGCGTGACGCGCGGGTCATCCACCGCCACCGGCTCGGGGACGAGCTTCACGACGAACGTCTCGCCCGGCATGTGGCTGTTCGCCAACACGGATGACCCGTACTCGAACGCCCTGATTGGAGTCGTACTCGCAGTCGTCAGCAATACACAGCTCACGCTCAAGAGCCCGAGCCCGTACACGGCAACGGCGAAGAGCTTCACGCTGCAGGCGCTGCGGGGTATCGCCCCGAAGGTCTCGGTCGGCACGATCACCGTCGACACCACGTCGAAGAACGTCAACGGCGGCGACACGAAGTTCCACGCGCAGGGGCTAACGTCCGGCAACTGGGACATCTACCGCCAGTCGGACATGACGTGGGTCGGTACGGTCGACACTGGCTCGACGGTCACGGACACGTCGCTGATGCTGAAGGCGAACGCCGCGATCGCGATGGCGGACGAGGCGTACATCGCCCTCCGCGCCGACTCGGACTACAACCTCGTCACCACGGCGAGCACGCAGAAGGTGGGCTTCCTGACGGGGGTCTACGCGCAGCGGCAGTGGTTCGCGAACAACGGCGCTCAGTACGAGAAGACCTATCGCCTCTGGTTCTCCGACGACGTCGACCCGGAAGCGCTTGACCTCACGGAAGATGGCAACTGGATTCCGATCAACTCGACCGGCGACATCCAGGAGCCCATCACCGCGCTCGCGACGGCGTACAACGCGCTGATCGTGGTCAAGGAGACGGAGACGTTCGGCGTCTTCGGCACTGACCCGACGACGTTCGAGGTACGCAAGCTCGAAGACGACGGCACGCTCTCCGGTATGTCCGTGCAGCAGTTCGGCGGCGGCGTCATCTGGGCGGGCCGACAGGGCATCCACTACTACGACGGCATCCAGGTTCAGAACCTCACCGAGCTCAAGCTCGGAGACGTGTGGAAGAACAGTGTGCGCACGTTCGACCCTACGCAGTACCGCATGTGGTCGTTCATGGAGCGCAACCACTACATCCTCCACATCGAGCGTCTGTCCCCGACGATGGCTGTTGTCAAGGGAACTGTCGCGTCGACACCCGACCACTGGGTAGTCGTCGTGAACATGGAGACCGGTGCGGTCGTTCTGCATCAGAACGTCAAGCACCGCGGGGCCATCATCCTTCCGGCGGCGTCAGCGCACGAAGCCTGGTACCTCGTCAACGACGGTACGAAGGCCGTGGTCGCGCAGGCGGCGTCCCTCTTCGACAAGGAAGGACTCGACCTCGCGGTTGAGGGCGTGGCGAACGCAGGCCCCGACTTCTACTTCGAGTCGAAGAAGTTCGACGGCGGAAACCCGACGCGCCTGAAGCGCTTCAAGCACTTCATCCTGCACTACCTAGCGCAGGGCGGCGCGATCAAGGTCGACACGGTGCTGGGACTCAACAACATCGGAGAGACCTTGTCGACTGACTTCCCCGCATCGGTGATGACGTGGAGTCAGTTGCGTCAGTCCGTGACGACCTGGTCGGGTGTGAAGAACCAGTTCGCCACCTGGTCGGACCTCATTCAGGGCGTCTTCGTCCCGAAGCGCGTGCGCTTCCTCAAGAAGTCGCAGCACATGAGCTTCCGGCTCTACCAGGAGAACAACACGATGACCCGCGTGAAGATCGGTCCGTTCGAGATCGGCTTCAAGGAGATGCGGCCTGGCCGCGTCTAAGGAGGTGAGCTGATGCCGCTTCCGGTCGAAACGATCGGTAACTGGTCGACGACGCAGCTCGTCAAGTTCATCAAGGACATCCTTGAGAACCAGCCGCCGCGTAACTTGCCTACGGCGATCATCGGCAGTCTTCAGGTGAACGACACGCTCGCTCTCAAGGGCGACGTGTCGTTCCCTGGGAACCCCGACTTCCACCTCATCGGTGCGACGGGCGAACCAGCGTTCGAGCACAGTTGGACGAACTGGGGCTCACCGAACTTCTCGGCCGGGTACTGGAAGGACCCGTTCGGATTCGTCCACCTTCAGGGCGTCATCAAGAGCGGGACGGTGGGCTCGTCCGCCTTCACGCTTCCTCCGGGGCTTCGTCCCGATGAGACTGCGGGTCCGTTCGTGGTGTTGTCGAACGGCGCGGTCGGTCGCGTCGACGTCGGCGCTGACGGAACCGTGACACCGATTTCACCGAGCAGCAACGTCTACGTGTCGCTGCACGGCATCTACTTCAAGGCCGCGTAAGGGAGGGCCGACATACCGACTGATCTCTCGGGGACTCCGACGTCCCTGGGCATCGGCACGTACGACGTCGATGCGGATTCACCGTCCGGTCTCGGCTTCAACGAGGCCATGGGCCAGATCGATGCCCTCATCGCTGCGCGCGTCTCTAAGCCGTCCGGCATCGTCGCAGGCGAAGTACCTGTGTGGAACGGTACGGGCTGGGATCGTTCGTCCGTCACCAAGGTCAGTTTGAGCTCGATCACTGACCCGGGCGCGGGCAAGGTGGTGACCTCTACCGGCGCGGGAGCTATCGCCGCCTATCCCCCTGGATACGAGTTCAGCTACACCGAGCGCACCACTACGTATACGTCGGCGGCAACAACCACTACAGGCGCAACGACGATTCTCAGTAGTGGCGCGTTGTCGTTCGACGGCAGCACGAAGATCCGGGTGGAGTTCTATTGTCCGTCAGTCACACTCACTACAAGCGGCGCCTGCTCATCGTGGATCGTTATGGATGGATCGGCATCCGCGACGAGTCTGGTTGCGCGATCGATCTTTACGTCCGCTCCACCCTCGGACGGCGATACCCACTATGGGTTCGTCGAGTTCACCCCGGCCGCGGGCAGTCATACCTTCACCGCTATTGGTGTTGTCAGCGCGGGTTCCGGCTCATGGTTTGCTGGGGCGTCGTTCCCGAACACAGGGAATTACGTCCCGATGGCGCTGAAGGTGTCGAAGGCGTAATCGAATGCCGCTGACACTAGGTCCGGCCGAGGGCTTCTTCTCGCCCACCACGCCGACCGCACCCATTAGTAGCCCGGCGCCGTATACGCCGCCGCCCCCGCAGCAGCAGGGAAACGGTGTCGTGCAGAACTCGGTCATCCCCGGGGTGGACACGTACGCAACGGCAGCTCTCGCAGCGAAGACCGCCTACCAGAAGGCGCTCGCGCAGATCAACGAGAACCGTACCGGCGCACTTCGTCAGTTCGGCTACATCGGGGACATCAATCCGTCCACGGGCACGCTGACGAACATGCGCGTCGATCCGAACAACCCGTACGGCACGTTCCAGGAGATGCTTGCTCAGCACGCTACGGCGCAGCAGCAGGCGAAGGCGGACGCCGCTTCGCGCGGGCTCGGACATGGTGGTCTTGCCGCTCAGGCGATCACCGCCGATCACCGCTCGTTCGGTGCTGACTCGGCGCAGCTCGGGCAGCAGCTCATGTCGCAGCTCGAAGGCCTGCAGTCACAGCAGAACGACGCGGAGACCACGATGAACGACGCGCTGTACTCCGCACAGCTCGATGCGGCCCGGAACGCGATCGCCAATCAGGTGTTCAGTACCCCGGACTACAGCAACGTCTCGATGCCTGACTACGGGGACACGGGCGCGACGTCCACGCCGTCTTCCCCGACGAGCTCGGGCGGGTCCAAGTCCGCGCCCAAGGCGGCAGCGAAGCCTGCGGCCAAGAAGCTGACGGTTAACAAGAACGCTGCGACCCAGAAGGGTCGCGGCGTGATCACGATGCACTAAGGGGGTACGAGATGCCAGGAATCATCACTGGGCCGGGAATCGTCTCCCTCACCGGTAAGAAGGCGAAGAAGTCCGCCGCTCCGACGCCTAAGCCGTCCGCTCCGCTGAACATTCAGTCGCCTGTGTCGCGCGTTACTGGCGGGCAGACTGTGCAGACGCCGGAGGGAGCGCTCACGCTCAATGTGCGCGCACTGCAGAGCCAGCTCAAGCGTGACGGGTACGACATCACGGTCGACGGCAAGATGGGCCCGCAGACGCTTTCCGCGCTCTCGGACTACTACAAGTCGACCGCGAAGATGTCGCCTGCACTGCAGCAGACAATGATGCACACGCAGGTCACTGGAGCTCGCGACCCGCACGCGTGGAACCTGAAGTACGGCAGCACGAAGCGGCTGACGCCGATGCTGGCCCCGACGAACACGAACGGTAAGGCGGGCGCGAACACGTCCCTGGACGCAAACGGTAACCCGCAGTACCCGTCGTCGGACCCGACCGGCACCGTCGACCTCTCGCAGACCCAGGGCCTTGACCCGAATACGGGGACGCCGCTGTCTCTCGAACTTGCCAAGTTCGGGACGATGATCGATCCGAGCACGGCCGACGCAATGGCGGGGCAGCAGTACGACTCGCAGATCGCGGACGCTCGCGCTGCACTCGCCAAGGATCCGACCCTGGCGAAGCAGCACACGGCAGACATCGGCTCCTGGTACGGCCAGGTGCTCGGCTCGCAGAAGAACGCAGCGGCCCGTGACTCGAACGTCTACACCGCGGCGGGTAACTCGCTGGGTGACGCCGGGCAGGCGCTCGTCGCCTCCCTCGGCGGGGGTGCCAACGCGGGTGCGGGCGACGTCGCCGCAGCTACCGCCGATGCTCAGGGCACGCAGGGTGCGCTGCAGACCGCGGAGGATCAGTACAACAACGACCTCCGGCCGCTGCTGCAGAACGAGAAGGCCGACATGCTGCTGAACCAGACCAACAGGGACACGGGGCAGCAGCAGACGGATCAGCAGGCGGTGGACAACCTGCTCGGCGCGCGCGGCCAGGCCAAGACGGCTGCGCAGGCGCAAATCGACCAGGAGAACAACGCTCTCTCGCAGGCGCGTGCCTCGATGGGGGTCGACATCCGCAACGCGAACAACGGTCTGGCGCAGCAGGGGTTCAACAACGCCCTCGCGCTCGCTCAGGCGCAGATCGCGGCGATGATGAGTGGCCTTCAGGTGAAGACCAGCGAGGCGAAGCTCGGGAAGACGCTCGACCCGAACAGCTTCCAGTACGCGTCGCCCACGGTCAAGAACAACGCATTCCAGCAGGCGCTGGCGTCGCTCTACGATCCTAAGTCGGGGGCGAAGCTCAACCTCACGCCGCAGCAGGCGGCAGCTCGCGTCAACGGTGTTCTCTCCGGCTTCGGCTGGACTCCGACGCCGGGCACGCCCTCGGGCATGTTCGGCTCGAACATCGTGCGCACCTGGCAGACGGCTGGTTAACGGAAGGGAGGCCGCATGGCTGTAAGCCCCTACGGCGGCAAGACGAGCACGCGCTCTCCCTTCCCGTCCGCTACGACTGTCGCAGCCCCGCACCATCCGCACGGACTGGGCGGGCTTGTGGAGAACTTCGCGAACGACGTGAAGGACTCGGTGGTCGGTCTGCCGACCGGCGTTGTTCAGCTCATCAAGCACCCGATCAGCTCCGTCGACGCCATGGCCCATTCGACCTGGCAGACGTGGAGCCCGCTGCTCCATGGACAGTTCGGGAAGTTCGCGACCGGTGTCTACGAGCACCCACTCGCGCCACTGCTCGATCTCGCCACCGTGTTCGACTTCGGACTCGGGACGGCGGGGAAGCTCGGTAAGGTCTCCGAGGCCTCAGACGCGTCTCTACTCGGTAAGGCTGCGAAGCTCACCGAGCCGAAGAGCGTCGACCTCGTCGACCTCTCGGGTAAGGGCCGTCACACGATCTCGAAGGATCTGAGTACGCGCCCGCTGCGTCGTCTGACGCAGGAGCACGTCGTGCCGCTCATCCACGAGAACACAGGCGTCGTGGGTCAGGCGCTCAAGCAGGGCAAGTACGAGCGCGCGTTCCTCTCGGACATGGCGCATCGCGCGGCTGCGACGTCGTTCATTCGGTCTACCGCTCCGGTCGCTGCGCGTCAGACTGCGGCTCACCTCGCAGACAGCGCGACCTACGACGCCGCCGGTAAGGCGATGATGGCGACTACCGCGATGCTTGCGGGTAAGGCGCTCACCGACTCTGCCGTCGCTGCGCGGGCCCGCACCGAGACAGCGGCCGGGCTCTGGTTGAACCTCTACCGGCACGCGCCGGTTCAGGATCTGACACCAGAGCAGGCTGTGGAGTTCTTGCAGAAGAACCACCACTACCGACCGGTCAAGGACCCGTCGCTCATCGACGTGACCCACAAGCGGTTGCTTCGCTCGATCATGGGCAAGGAGGCGCGCTGGGAGAAGCACCGCGCGACTCACGCGGAGGCTGCACACGCCCTTCCGGGCATTCGCGCGCAGCTCGACCAGCAGAACGCGCTGCTCAAGGACATGCAGGACAAGGGCGTCCACATCGTCATGCCTGCGAAGACGAAGCTCAGGGAGCCGACGGACAAGCAGCTCATGGAGCGCAACGCGGCCCCGATCGTCGAGGTCCAGCAGAACATCAAGCGGCTCGAAAAGCAGCTCTCGCAGGCGCACGAGTCGCGCAAGATCCACGACCGCGCCACGCAGGAGCTCTCTACGCTCAAGGCGCAGCGGCTCGATCTGCAGCAGCGGTCATTCGCACAGTTCTTTCAGCACGTCGGCTCCAGCGAGGAGACGTTCCACTCCTTCGCGCAGAACGCGGGCCGTCACCTTGTCGCCGGAATCAGCAAGCCGACGAAGGCGAACATCGAGCGCGCCGTGGCACAAGCTGCCCGCGACTCGCACGGACGTGTACGGCTAGTGCCGAAGCACGACCCGACGATGCTCGGCCATGAGCTGAGCAACAGCTCGAAGTTCGTGAAGTGGTTCTACCGGAAGCCATCCTCGGTGTGGAAGACGATCCAGGTCGGCTTCACCCCGCGCACGGTCACGAACAACGGCGTGGGCAACTTCATCCTCTACGCGATGCGCGAGAACCCGGTGACGGGATCCGCAGGCCTGTGGCACGCGATGCGCATCGTTCATGGGGACGCGAAGGCTGGCGAGGCACTGATGCACGCCACCCCCTTCAAGCGGAACCACTGGATGTTCCGGCACTTCGGGACGGAGCTCAACAACGTCTTCGGGCACGAGCTCCTCGACAAGAACGGTGGCCGCATCTCGGCGGTGAAGAGCGGCTTCTACCCGCTCGTCCACAAGCTGGCCGATGAGCCGATCCGCATGGCTGCAATCTCGGCGTATCTGCGTCGCGACCCCGGCGTGCAGGCCCTGATGAAGGACGGCCTCTCGTTCGACAAGGCGGCGGCGCGTGCGCTCAAGAAGGATCCCGGCCTCCAGGCTCGGGCCGCAGAGCACGCACGCACGATCGGCGGCGACTACCAGACGCTGAAGCCGTGGGAGAAGAAGGTGCGCGACATCGCGCCCTTCTACCTGTGGGATCGCCACATCCTCAAGTCCACAGGCAACCTGGTGGCGGATACGCCTGGTCGCGCGGTTCTCGCGCAGCAGACCTCCAAGATGGGCAAGAACGAGACCGAGAAGCTACTCGGCTCGCTGCCGGAGTTTCTGCAGGGCGCCCTCCCGCTCAGCCTCCTCGGCGGTCACGCGAGCTCGGGCGATCGCGCGAACGTGCTTCTAACGCAGTCGCTGAACCCGTTCGCCACGGTGGGCGAGCTGGCCGGACTCGGTCAGACCCTGACCGCAGGTCACACCCCGTCGACGGGCGAGGCGCTGTTCAGTCAGGTCAACCCGCTGCTCACCGGCACGGTCGAATACGGCACCGGTCAGAGCCTTCTGACGGGAGCGCCGATCTCCCGCAAGGGCGGGCTCGTCACGAGCATCGGCTCGAACCTCGGCGGCTCGTTCCCGGAGGTGTCGATCGTCAAGGGTCTGCTTGCGCAGCCGACGACGACGACCAAGACCGGTAAGGAGAAGCTGTACGCGGTCGATCACACCGCGCCGGTCACGTCCTTCCTCGGTGTCCCCATCCGCAACGTCTCGAAGAGCGCTGCGAACCAGATGGCGGACAAGGAGCAGGGCATCAAGAAGGGCCGGTCTCGCAAGAAGAACCCGTACGCGTAGGAGGTCTAGTTGGCAACGTTCAACCCGCAGCCGTACATCGTGCAGCGGGCGATCCAGCTCGGCCTCGACCCCAACGCCGTCATGGGCATCGCTCACCACGAGGGACTCAGTGGCGGCGTAGGGGACAACGGTACGAGCTTCGGACCATTCCAGCTTCACCAGGGTGGAGCGCTCCCGAAGAACATCCCGCTGAGCCAGGCCCAGAACTGGGCTTGGTCGAAGCCGGGGATCGACTACGCACTTGGGCAGATGGCGGCGAGCGGCGCGAAGGGCCTCAGGGGCCGCGCGGCTGTCACCGCCATCTCCCAGAACTTCGAGCGTCCTGCGAACGTACCCGCTGAGGTAGCGGACGCCATGAAGTGGTACGGCAAGTCCGGCGGCGCAGCGCCTTCCATGGGCGCGGCGCAGATGGCGGGACTGCCGGGCGGCTCCCTGGGAAGCGCACAGCAGCAGCTCGCCGCGATGATGCTGCAGCAGTCGTCACTGACGGCCTCGGGCCAGAACGACCCGAGTTCGCTGCTCAACCTCGCGATGATGCGTCAGCAGCTTGGCGCCGCGCAGGGCGTCTACGGGCCCGGCAAGACGGACGTCCAGCTCGGCAACATCACGCTCAAGGGCGTCACGCCTTCGAGCCCGCATGACGCCGCGGCCGTCAAGGCGGTCGAGAGCTACATCGGTACGCCGTACGTCTGGGGCGGTGAGAGCCCGAAGGGGTTCGACTGCTCCGGCCTGGTCCAGTACGTCTGGTCTCAGCAGGGCGTCAACATCCCGCGCACTACGTATGACCAGTGGCGCACGGGTACGTCCGTGCCGACGAACCAGCTTCGCCCCGGCGACGCAGTGTTCTTCAAGGGCTCGGACTCCAAGACCGTCAACGGCCAGGTGCTTCCCGGACACGTCGGGATGTACATCGGCGGCGGCAAGTTCGTCGAGGCCCCGCACACGGGCTCGACTGTCCACATCTCAACCTTGGCAGGGCGCACTGACTTCATGGGCGCTCGCCGCTACGCCTAGTGGGGTCATGGAACCTGCACACATCGTCTCTAGCGAGCCCGCTCCGGTTGTCACGGAGCTAAGCGCACCGCTCATGGGGCAGCAGCGCGATGAGCTGCTGCTCGATATGTACCGGCGCGTGGGCCGCATCGAAGCTCACACCGAAACGCTTGTCACCACGTCGGACGATCACGAGGATCGTCTGCGCAAGGTGGAGAAGCGCCAGTGGTCGGTGCCGGGGATCTCGATCATCGTCGCGATCCTCGCCGCGCTCGGCCTTCATCCGCACAGCCTCTAGGAGGTCTCCTCTGTCTAGCGTCACTCCCGAGCCGACCCCGGCTCCGGCGGCTCCTGTCGCCCCGGTCGATCCGGCTCGTCCGTCCGCCGTTCGGCGGGCGCTCTCCAAGGTCGGTCACGCGTTCCGTGTCGTCCTGCATGATCCGAGTGTCGACCGCGCGGGCAAGTCGCTTGCTGCCGTCGTCCTCGTGCGCGGGCTTCTGGCGGTCGGCGCCAGCGACGCGCTGGTTCAGGCCGCGCAGCAGCTCCTGCACGCGCTGGGGGCGTAATGCTCCTTCGCGAGAAGCTCGTTCGCGCTGAGCTCGCGGCGGCACAGCTTCACATCCACGAGGTCGGGGGCAACAACCAGGGCCCGTGGGTCAAGAAGTTCCTGGCCGAGGTAGGCCTGCCGGAGGGCTACGCCTGGTGCGACGCCTTCCAGTCCTACGAGGAGCATGCGGCGTTTGGTCGGCGTCTGCCGATCGAGTCCGCCTCCGTGTGGTCGACCTACCAGACCGCGCTGAAGCTTGGCTGGGTCGTGGATCGTCCGCTTCGCGGCGACCTCGTCCTGTTCGACTTCGACGGCGACGGACGCGCGAACGACCACATCGGCATCGTCGTGAAGGTGATCCACCTTCCCGGCACGAAGGGCCGCTTCGCTGGTCAGTACATCCTCAAGACGGTCGAGGGCAACACCTCGTCCGGCGTCGCGGGCTCGCAGAGCGATGGAGACGGCGTCTTCATTCGCACGCGCATCGTCCCCGCGAGCTCGGTGCGGTTCGTCCGCATTCCGGGCAAGGCCTAGAAACACGAAAAGGGCCCCCAGC